CGACCGATACGAGCAGACCATCTTTCTGTTGTTTGTGCATTCTTAATCAACATATCAAGAATTTCCAAATCAATTTCTTGTGAAATGTATTCAGACAACATTGATGTCAATTCAGCTTCTGCATCGATTGAGTGGTATGCATTCAAATCTTGTGCAAATTCAGGTGTCCATACTGCCTTCAACTTACGTGTTTTAGCAACAATAGATTCTGAACGCAATTCAAGATTGATTTCAGGAATGTCAAGAGCTGCACCACCTAATTGATCTTCAAAGTCACCACGACTTGTAGCAGTTGGTTGTTTCTCATATTTGATAACTGCATTTACAACACCGATTGTTGATCTAACAACGAATGTAATTTGTGAATTTGCAGCATTTGTATAAGTGTATTGTGGAAAATATTCTGCAATACCAGAACCACTAACTACAAAAGCACGGACTGCCTCAAAATCAGCATCAGTTACACCAGCTGTTCCAAGAGCAGATGAAGAAATAGTTACTGTGTAAATATTTCCAGCTGCAAGAGATGCTGAATAAGCATTTTCAAACTCAGTATCGTGTTGATATGTGCTTGGTGTAGCATGACTTACTGAACCAGTTACGATTTTATCAACAGCAAGAGCACCATTTGTTAATGTTCCACTTGTTGCTTCATTGATTGAATAACCAAAACGACCTGCACCATAAAGACCGCCTGAAGGATCAGCGTTTTTAGCGTCTTTACCTGTCACACCGAACAATGAATCTGTCTGTGAATCTTTACCTGCATTTGCAGTAAAGCCAGGTTGTGATGTACCATATTTGAAATCCAAGAAGAATACAAGACCTGATGGTAAGTTCATAGGTTGAACTGACACGAAATCTTTCGCAGCAATTTCAGAGAAAATACGGCGAACCAACGGAAGTGCAACGCCTGCCCATTCTTCTGAACCGGCTGCTGTACCTGTACGGTTTGATTCTTCAATAAGTTGTTTTGCTTGATTTTCCAAAAGAACTGCAATGGAGTTCTTTTCATAATCGTTATTGATGTTGTCAAGAAGACCTGATTTTTGCCATTTCTTAACAATACCACGATTTTCTTCGATAAGACGCTTATGGGGATTACCACTAGCACCTAAAAGAGATTGTATACTCATATTTTTTTCCTTAATTAATTATTTTAAACCAGCTAAATGTCTTAAACGATCCGCCATATTATCACCTTCATTTATGATGTTTTTAGGACGGGTACTTGCAATCGGTTTACTTGCAAATGATTCTTTGATTGGCTTAATATTTGATTTTGTTGATTTAATTGCCTCACAAAGAGTTGCATATACAAGCTTCACTTCACGCAAACTTGATGCACGATCAAAGTTTTCAATGACCGTATACTTTTGATTTTCAGTTAAAGAATACTTTTTGAAAATTTTATTAGAGAAAAGTAATTTTGAATTTAAAAGATTTACTTCGTTTATTTTTGAACGAAGGAAAGTAATAACTGCATATGCTTCACGCAATTTTGCTTCTGATACTTCCTTTTCTTTTTCTTCGTCTTCACCTTCATCTACTTTTTCTTTTGATTCTTCTTCTTCTTCACGAAGAGCACGCAAAATCTCCTTAATATCAACAGTTTCTTCGTCATCTTCTGCCTCATCCATTTTTTCTTTGGATTCTTCATCTTCTTCACGTATAGAACGAATCATTTCATCAATATCATCGGTTTTTTCATCGTCTTCTTCATTAACTAATTGAACCAACTTCTCTTTTTTATCTTCTGTGCTATCGTCTGATGCAACAGGAGATGGTTTTTTATTATCACCAGTACCAATTCCGGATGAATCAATATCTTCTTCTAATTGACGTATTATTTCCATCAAATCTTCATCAATATCTTCTTCATCAGAATAATCTTCTGATTCTTCTGCTTCTTCCATGGGTTCTTCATCGGAATCTTTTCCTTCAAGTTTTGCCAAGGATTGTTCAAGTTGATGTATTCTTTCTTCTAAATCTGCTTCACCGGAATCTTCTTCAGAATCTTCTGCTTCACCAAAAAACTCATCGATGTCCATTTCATCTTCATTTTCAGCTTCTTCCATTGAAAATTCATCGGAATCTCCTTCTTCTTTTACAGAAGTATCGGCTTCCGGTGATTCTGAATCCATTTCGTCATCAGCTTCATATTCTGCCTCCTCTGCAAGTTTTTTTGATAACATTGATTGCAGTTTTGGCGTAAATGCTTCTTCTAAAGCAAGTTTAGCATTTGCAAGTGCAACTTCACGAACTGCTTTTGCATCTGCTATTGCTTCTTTAAGTAAATCATTCATAAAAATCTCCAACTATTTGATGTTATTATTAAACATCAATCAACAAAAAAAATATATGAACCCCATATATTTAAGATATTATATTGATTCTTAATTTGATAGGGTATTGTATTTCAATAAATATGTTTATTTTTATTTTTATTTATTTTCCGAGTCCATTTTTCTTTGCCTACGAATTGCGGCATTTTTTCTTTCAACTTTTCTTTTCGATGGTTTTATGTATTCCATCCTATCTTTATATTCTTCAAGTATTCCCGCTTCTTTTACTTTTCTTTTGAATATTCTAATCATTGAATCAATGTCCATTCCATTTGCTTTTACTTTTACATGGGCAGGTTTTGATCCCGGAGCATATACTCTGTCTGTCATAACTTACTTTTCCTTATCTTTTATTTCATAAAATTTACTTAAATATCTACCCATTCCTTCATAAATAGATTCAAGTGTTGATTGTAACTTAATTATTTTATCAGTTGTTTTTTCAAATAAAGCAAATGATTCTTTTAATTTTTTTGAATTTCTTCTATGTGATATTCCTTCAAACCAATCTCCAGATTCTTCTACCATATTTTTAGAAGCAAACTCTATAATATGTCTTATTTCATTAACTGTCTCTGCAAGTTGTTTTGATCTGTATATTGGTTCTTTATATTCATTAAATCTACCGATTGATTCGATGTATCTTTGTTTTTGTTCTGGCGTCAATTTTTTCATAGAAAGTCTTTCATGCATGACTTCTTCTACTGCATCTTGAACCATCTTTTTTAAATCTTCAACTTTTATTTTCGTTTCACCAACTTTTTTAGGTAAACCCCTATGTGATGTTCCTGCATACTTTTCTAAGTCTTTTTCTGACATTGAATCTGCTAACTTTTTTACGGTAGAACTGACTTCTGAACTTGATACGTTTCCTCTTTTATATGAAAGCGCCAAACCCATAAGTTTTTGTTGTTGTTGAGATGAAGCAGGCATTATTATCTCCCATCAAATATACATTCACAAACATTACCAATTTCACATATAATGTTTGTTATGTTTTTATGTATTCTTTGCATTTTAGGATCAATTTGTGAAATTGTATTTAAACTGATGTTTTCTTGTATCAAAGATTCATTTACATTTTCATTTCTTCTATTTGGGTACATGAATGCGCCATGAGTTGATGGATTAGAAACGAAATCCCACCCTATCAATTCAAAATCATCTTGTACTTCAACGGTTCCTTCGTTTATTTCTTCAACAGTTCCCATTCCCCTTGAACTTATCCCCAATCTTATACCACATTTTAATAATTCTTTTAATATATTTCCAGACGGTGTTGGTAATATTTCAACTGTTCCAACAACATCATTTCCCTTCCATTCCACAGACAAAACATTGTGTGATACGTTACGAAGATTTATTACAGAAGATTCTGGATGATCCAATTCCCCAAGAGCACGGTTTTCTTTTATCTGATTCTCTTGATATTTTTTTACTTCTCGCATCAATATTTGTTTCGGATATACTCTACCGTTTTGGTTTTTTGCTTCTGCTCTTTGTAGAACGCCAGATACTATAACTTTACCATTACTATTCTGGCTTTCAGCTATTTGTTGTGGACTGACGTTAAACAACATCGTATCTATTAATAATTCTTTCATTTTTAAGCACCCAATTCATTTATCTTTTTTGTAATTCTATTTATTCTTTCGGATATTTTTCTCAATCTATTCATAGATGAACCCCAAAGTGTTCTTTGATCAACGTTCATTTCTGTTTTTAATTTAAGTGCATGTTCTACAACTCTTTCTACTTCATAAATTGTTCTATTTATGTTTTTAATAGAATCATTTATTTTTCTATTGACAGATTTGGTTTCATCTGTTTTATATTCTTTGTAAGAAACTTCACCTAAAATGTCCATCAATTCTTTATATGTTGATTTTGATTCAACTTTATAGACTGGTTTAAAATGTTTTGGTTTAGTTTTTTCTACCTTTTTGTAACCAAAAACTTCAATTCTATCTTTTGATGTTTTTTCAAATTCTTCTTCACTTTTAGCAAAAGCATTTGGGGTCTGATAACCGTCTACATTTGCGGTAACATTACCATTTTCATACATCTCTTGTTTGAACTTTTTAAAGTCTTCAGATTGAATTATTTTTTTGATAAAATCATTCGCACTCATATTAGTCCTTATTTAGAAATTTGATTTTTTATCAATACATAAACTGTTCCGGTTGTAACATTAACCGACTTTACAGAAAATTCAAATATACGTTGAGATCCAGCAAGTGTTGCTAGTGGTATATCCCCACCACCTGAAAGAGTTACTGTTCCTTCAGCTGAGGTAGGAACTATCAATCCACCTGCACCATAATCTGAAGCGGTGAAGTGAGTTGTTCCACTTGTACATGATATTGATTTTAAAAATTTTCCAGGATGTCCTTTTCTTTCAAAATCATTTGCCTGAGACGCTGGAAAATTGTAAGGGTGTATTGGGTTTCCCATTATTTACTCCAATCTAAATCATCTATGATACTATAATATCTAAGCAATGAGGATATGTGACTCTCATCCACAAACTTTATAGAATCATATTGATCTAATAATGTTATTACTTCGTTTAACTTTATCTTTAAAGAAGAATCTTTTACTCTGTAAATGTTATTTTTGAATATATTTTTTATAGTTGATGCTTCTGTCTGAACAAACGATTTTAAGTTATTAGTGTTACTAACATTTCCAATATATTCTTTTAGTAAATTTTTTTGAAGTTCGTTTAAATCACTGTATTTTTTATTAAAC